GTTGGGTGGGGGTAAAGAGGTACCAGTACGAGTCCAACCTGAGATGACATTTTTCATACGAAAGCCTCCCATACAAAATAAAAACGACTTGATTACTCTTTTGAAATTGTTTCTGATCCCGATCGGCCCTACGTCATTATCAAGGTAGAGTGGATTGAACACTACTTCTACAAATTGTCCTGACGTGGTTTGAGTGTCTGAACGTGCAAGACTATATCTGTGAATAAGTTCGGGCCATGAGTCTAGTGTTTCTCCGTATTGGATTCCTTGTGGTATTCCAGTCGTGGCTGGAACTATAGTTTCGAATGGTTGTCTAAAGACTGCTCTCATGTCTGCTGCATCAGTGACTGTACCAGAACTCATCTGAGCTTTGAATTCTGTTGTTGCTCCTGTTCCATCTATATAATTTTGCCATAAAGGGGTGGGTCTGGCAATTTGGAAATCTTCTGCTCCGGATACCCATACACTAAAGTTGATTGTTGAATCGATTGTTGAAACTGCATTAGTTATGGGATTGACAATGTACATTACAATTTGTCCGTTGGATCCGTTCCAGGTGGTGATTGGTTGAGTGTTTCCATCTGGTGGCAAAACTGTCTGCCAATAGGTTTCTCTAAGGTATGGAATGGTCAGGGTAACTGCTGTATCTCCAGTAATATCTACAACTTTATTAATAACATCTCCTTCTTGTCCAACAGGAAAACTCGCTGTGAACGTAGGATCAGGTAGATGTACAAAACGTACTCTTGCTGTGACAAATTTTGAGCATGAAAATTTAAACAAAAATTTCATGCCTCCTCTCCAATTACTTGCAAATGAGCACATATGAGCGAGAGGGGTCAAATAATAACATACTCCTCCTGTGACTGTTTCTCCTGCACAAATTGTTGGGGACACATTTGTGAGGTACGGCTTATAGCCTGCTGGGTTAGCTCCATTGAAGGAACCTACATAAATCAGTCCAGGTAGAAGTTTGTAATTACTAAACTTGTTGTAATCGACAACATCTCCATATCTATTAAAGTCTGCTGATATTTTGCTTTCTGGGTGCATTGTAAGTCGTTCGCATCC